GCAACTTAAACAACAGCATCTCATTACATGAGATATAACCAACGTGCTCACCTGATTTAACCTTATAGTTCTCAAAATCTGGTAACTCATCCGATTTAACGGGGACGTACCCTAGTCTGATGCGCTTATCGATTGAATCGTAGCTGTTAGTCGTTGAAAGCCAGCAAAGGTGCCACCCATCCATATTGGGTAGTTTCGGCAATGCTGATTGCGTCCACTCCTCGCTCCACATCTTGCGACGTTCCTGCGTTGAAATGAACTTTTCTTCTGGTGCTGAGCGGCTTGCGTCCTCGCTTGAGCGATCTTCGCGTCCACCAGCATTTAAAGATTTCTTTAGACGTGTTTCCATGATGTATTCCCCTTAGATTAGTTGTTGCGACCGTTTTCGCGGTCGAATTTCATGAAGTTCTTGATCATCTTAGCTTTGCGTTCAGGATTGTCCCAGGCACCCGCTTCTTTCATCGCCCGAACTCTATCGGGTGACAAAACGAATTGGGTACGATTGGTACCACCATAAGCAGCCGAAGCTTCACGTCCAGAACTTCCCACAACATTCCTTGGTCGTCTGACATCACGGGGTTCGTCGTCATTAGAGTCATTGTAACGATGTGGCAATTCCTTTTGCAAACGAGCATCTAGCTCATCCCAGTAATCCGGATCAGTAGGATCCCAACCCTCGTTACTCATCGATACGTCGATACGTTTAGCAATACGACTATCTGGGTCATTAGTACCTGGGTCATACCACGGATTTTTGGCTAACCAAGCCGCGGCATTACGTTGTACGCGAGGATCTGGTGCAGGAGGAGCAGCAGGACGGTTTAGTTCTCGCTCTTGCTCCTTACGCATGTAAGCCAACTGCTTAGCTTCATCCTGTGCAGCCTGCCAGAGCGTCTGAGCCTCAACCATAGCTTGGCCATCTTGATTTTGGGTAGCCTCAGCGAGCTTCATCTTGGCGTATTCCAGACGCACCTGAGCATCTTCAATGCCCTTATCGATGCGTGTAAGCTGTTCTGCTTTGGTATTACGCTCTAACTGCCCCAGACGGCGCTTAAACTCTTCGTTTTCACGTTGAAGAGCCTGCAAACGCATGTCTTTTTCCTGATTTGTCTTGCGGATCAGGTCTTTCTTAGCACGACGACGGTTTCTTTTAGCCGCACGCAGCTCTTCGTCGTCATCAGGATGGTCGTCATCAGCTTGTGCAGCCTCACCACCCTCTGCTTTTTGCTCACCAGGCTCAGGATTACTATCTTCAGGCCCAAAATCCATCATGCCTTCCGGTACTTCTACCGTGGCAGAGCCATCTTGAGCCTCCATTATCGCTAATTCATTCTGTTCTTCAGCCATACATCCCCCTTAAACGTAAGCCTTGAATGACAAAGGATCATCTGTGATCTTTGCAATCAATTCATGGTCATTAATCGTCATAAAAAGCACAGGATCTTCGCCGTCTTCTCCTGCAACGGGACGCTCCCAACGGTCTCCGCCCCATCTAGGGACGCGAACGAAGTCACCAATCTCAGCCCAAGAGCCTTCAGGCCAACCTTGCATGGTTTCTCTGTTCTTGAATGCCAATGGACCAATAGCCACGACCTTACCGATCATGTTGTTCCACTTCTCATTCTCTTTTGTCTCATCGACAATGATGATGCGACCTGCTTTTTTCTTGATACGACGAAGCTGAATGATCACGCGCCCACCGAAAGGGCTTTGACCGGCTTCTACTTGGGGGAAAGCCCACGCTAGTTCATCAGGATCTGATACGCCAGCGTGGCCTTCGAGGGTGGGGATTGGGTCTTTCTGAGTCATATATTTTCTCCACGCCATATCTCAGGCGCATTAAGCGCGCTTTGCAGCGCATTAGTCTAAGTTTCTTGCTTCTTCCAGCATGTTGTCGATCATATCTAAGACGTCTTGCATGCCTTGATATTCACCGACTAAACGCTGGTACGCCTCCCAGTTAAATACACCCTTAGATAAGGCTTCTTTGATCTCTGCTTGGCGAATTTTTACCCTATGAATCAGGGCTTCAATCATTTCTTCTTGACGTGATCTAACCCGCCATGCTTTTGATGTTTAGTGGAACTAAGCTTCTCGCCTTTAGCTTTCATGCTAGTACCATCTAACTTCGCACCTTGGGCTAAACGAGCGTGGTAACGCACATCTTCGCCTTGCTGCTCTTTATCACTGGCCATTTGTAACTCCTTGTGGTTGTGCCATCTCTGGCGGGATCTCAGGTTGAGCCTGAGTTTGAGCCTGAGCCACGTTTTGAATGGTCTCATGCGTCAACTTGGCATTCTCGATCTGAATCTTTGTCTGATTGTCGAGAATATGTTTTTGCATATCAGACTGAATACGCTGTTGATCCAACTGAGCGTCTGTCTGATCCTTCTGTGTCTTACGTTGCGTCTCAGCCATACTGGTGTCTTTGACAACCTGAGCATCAGGCGGCAACTTCTGCTGCGTCTGGTTGCGCTGCTGAGCCATCTGTACGAGCTGCGCCAGAGCCTGTTGGAATTGGCCAAAGACCTGATTGGTGTCCAACATAACGTGAGCGCCTACTGTTGTGTAAAGCTTGTCGTAGACTGTTGTGAGCTTAGGATCGTCGTAATTGGTAACAGGCTTGCCCATCTGATTCTCAACGTATCCGTTAGAGCGGTTCAGATACCACAGCGTCATGTGCTGCTTAACGTGCTCGATCAAGTTGTTGAGATAGCTAGGATCAGCGAACGGTGACTGGCCTAAGAAAGGATTCATACCGAATTGCAGGTGATCCTGTATGTGAGCGATATGGTCCTGCTGCAAGTAAGCATAAGCAGGCTGACCTAACAGCATGGCTGCGTTCTCGTCTGCTGATGTGCGCTGCTCTGGTGCCGGAGTATCTTTGAGTAACTCATTGATATTAGGCACTTTCATCTGCTTCATCAGGCGGGTTAATACCTGACTGATGTTGAACTGGTCAGGGAACTGCTGAGCCAATTGCAAGACAGCCTGCCCCTGAGCCATACGTTGTGTCTCAGAGAAGATGTGCGGATCACTAACAGGCACAACGTCTGTGTTCTTTGAGAAATCCTCACGGGCAATCTCAAGATCAGCAACAGACTCACCGCGTTGCATTTCGTCAAAGTGCCAACGATTCAATCGGCATAACACTTTGAGCACACGAGCCTGTGAGTCATGCAATCGTGCATGGATAGCAGAGAATACCGCGGCGCCTTGCTCAATCAATGCCTGTGTAGTGCCTACAGGGGCTTGAGCCGTCACGTCAGCGATTTTTTCCTCTGCGGTGGTTACTACCCCTTTTGCCGCGGTATCAAGCCAACCTAGAAGCTCAAAGAGAACCTGAGAGGGTGGGTTGAACGGCATAGGCATAGCGATCTGACGGATGTCTTGTACGCCAGGTGCGCCTTCAACCTCTACGATCTGCGTCACGTCTACCTGCTGGCTCTGGCCGGACATCTTAGCGCCCTTGAGCTTCAACATAGTAGCCGCGTTATTTATGTGTGCAGAATCCAGTAGAGCACGCAGAGATCCAGTAAGAGCTGCTGATAAACCGCCAATAAGATGAGGTAACCCAATGGCATATGCGCCCCTCCAAGGGATGAATTTAAACTCAACGATCCAATCCAGCTTGGTTCTGGTCTCGTCATGCTCTTCCCAGTTGCGATACACGCCCAGCACTTCCATGTCGATCTCATCGATCATCAGGATGTATGGTGCGTTCTTGCCCTTGGTCTTCTTGTCGTCCTCAAGCTCTAGCCAGGTATAGATGTGGTACACCCGGCGGATGCCGTCCTTGTTGTCCTCGAACTGCTTGCCTTCAACCTTATCGTTAGCTTTCTCAACCTTGCCCTGTTCGATCACGCCGGTGGCTTGGATGTAGCTGATGTCACGGTACATGCCAACACGGATGCGGCGCTCAAACTCAAATTGAGTTATTTCGTGGACTTCTGCTGCTCGTTGGGCTGTGTAGAAGTTTGTTGCCGCAAAGGGCAAGATAACTCTGTCAATCGGCAAGAACTCAACGGTAGGACGTCTTCTTTCTTCATCAAACCAAAGCTTAAAATACTGCGAGCCACCAAGCGGTAGCTGCGTAAGAAGTTGCTCCTGTTCATCACGGAACTCCTCAATCTGCTCTGTGATCTGCCAATTTAAGAACTCTGCCTTACGCGTGGCAGTGTCCAACTTCATCTGATCAGTCTTGCCTAAGACCTTTGTCTTGACAGGGCCATCAGGCGGGAATAGCTCTTTGATTGCTCTTGCGGCAAAGTCAACGCATCCCTCAGCCATTGCTGGGTGTACGACCTTGCTGGCTCCCATAAAGGTTGCGCCACCAGGAGCATCATTACCAAGGCCAGTGCGCTTAATGCCTTCTTCATATTGTTTGTCGCGCAGTGAGCGCGCCTCCTTATCTGTCTCAAGCAAATCTAAATATCGACGTGACAGATCAGCCAGCTCACCTGGATCAATACTGTCAGCTAAGTTGTCGTAGAACTCAGGGTTAAACTCAGGGCCATCCTCCATCGTGATGATGGCAGAGCCGTCAGGCTGCTCTTCAGTCTCAATCTCAGGCATGTCTACGACAGCAGATCCGTCTTCCTGCTCGTCAATGTTTAGATCATCAGCCATTATTTACCCTTCTTCTTCATGGTCAGTTCAAACGTCATAGTGTCCTTGCTAATCTTGCCGCCCTTCTTTTTGCCCGTGAACTTTTTAACCATGTCTCGGTAGCGGCCAATTTCATCAACAAGTTGCGGATGTATTTGTTGGCGTGCGCCAAACATTTTTAATGTTCCAAACAATGCTTCCCTGTGTTTAGGATTTTTGCTTTCTCGCAAAGCTTTCACGGCGTCTGGGAATTGCAACTCATAAGGAATTGGTACGGCAGACTTGCCAAGAAATTTGCCAGGAATATCAGCACTGTAAGTGCCGTGTCCAGATTCAGTTAATGGTTTGTCATGATGCAACTCACCAATGGTATGGCCTGTGACACCTGTCTCTAGATTACGCAATGACGGCTCAGATACTGCATGCATGATGTCTGCGCCAGAGGGTAAACCAAAAGGCTCTGTAGCATACTTCTTCATCATCAATGAACCCAAGTGCTTTCTAAACTCAGGGAATATCTTTACAGCTTCAGCTAATGCCTCAAGATTTTTTACATGAGGCGCACCAGGAAAAGTACCAAACCCTACTTCCTTGTTTCTTATCAAATCGGTTAAATGCTTCTGATCTGACCGTGACAACCTGGCTGCTGCAATACCTTCCAATATGGGCTTAGCAAAATGCAATGCGTAATACATGCCATCAGGACTCATTTTCAAGTGGGTAGCAAGCACATCGGCGTCATTGTGTTGCCGAGACGCTGCATTAGCGAGGTTCTGTACATTTTGAGCTGCATCATGTTGTGACGCCCACAATGCATCAGGGTGTGTTTCACTGTATCGAGAACCACCTTCAAGATGCACTGGATTTTCAAATTGCGTATTGCCGACACCATGCAGCATGTAATTTGAACGCGTGTAGTCACCAGGCAATCCAACCATGACCTTTCCTACATGCTGACCTAAATCTACTTCTGGGACGGGGCCTGTTTCCTTGATTTTGCGTAAGTCATGTTGCAACTCTTGCTCACGTTTGTATTGTTGCAACGTCTTTCCGCCTGTGACATCACCCAAGTGCTTTGCATTTTCAAATTGACCAAGCATCTGCGGAGCAATACGCAAAGCAATCTGCTCAAGCTCTTGATTAGTCTTTGCAGGCGCTCTAGCAATCTTTGGCTCGTTCTCTGATCTGCCTAGTCCAGGTGGCGTGTACTTTTCTTTCTTGACCGCACTTCCATCTTTCATGCCCTGTGGGGCCTGAGGCGCCTGTGGAGGCTTAATCGCATTCAGAGCTTGCCCCTGTGGCGTCATCTGTAAGATGTTGCTTGGAGGCTGCTGCAAGGGGCTTCCTTGGCCTTGTAAGCTTTGTGGGGCAGGCTGACCAGCGGCCCCAGGAGGAGAGGGGGGGACGCCCTGCTGTTGCTGGGGCATTAATTGCTGGCCGGCCTGCGTAGGATTAGTGTCGATGCCACCCGTAGGTAATGCAGCGCCACCAGGTGGTGGGAACTTATCTTGCTGAATGTCAGGCGGAATGTAAGCCTTAGGGTTCATTCCAGGCGCTTCGTTAGCGCCATAGCTCTGTACAGCCAGAGGATTGCTTCTAAGCAACGCTAGGCGCATCTCAGCCATTGTAGGTGTGGGATTCATTGTGCCGCCCTCTGCTTTGTGTACGACGCCGCCATGGTCATACATGGGATGGCCATGTTGTAATACGCCCTGACGCATTTCTTCCGTAATAGGGAAGTGGTGACCCATAGTTGTGCCTTGTTCTGTATTGGGTAATGGGTGCGCGTTAAGTTGTGTCTTAGCCCCATACTTCTTGCCAAGCTTGTTAAGAGTATCTGGCACCGTCCTATCATAGAACTGCTTCATCCCTTCACCACCAATCGTCAGATCTTTACCTTCGATCTTTCTCCAATCAGGACGATATGATGTGCCTACGTTCTCGCCTTCATGCGCTTGCATCTTTTGGAAGATGTCTTTGCCCACTAATCCTTTGAGTTCGTCCTCGGCAACTTCTTGATTCAATACCTCTTTGCCGCCCTTAACGCCACTGATCTCGTACATCTTTTTGCCGGTACGCTCATCATTGAACGGCTCATAGTGCAAAGCATCAAGGTTCTTTCGTAATTCTTCTTCGTAACGATCAATCTGATCCTTAGCAGGGGTAACCACAATACCTTGGTAGCCATTCTTGGCTGCATGGTTGATGAGGTGCTTGAGCGCCATCTCGTGCCAGTTGTTTTTGAATGGGCCGTTAGGAACTCCATGCCCTATAACTTGATCGTAATTTCGATATTTGATTTCAACTAACTTTTTCCAGTTTGGATCAGTTGCCGAGTCAGCTTCTTCCTTAGTTCTTCCAAATCCAACAGGAATAATATTTCCATTGGAATCTTCATAATAAGCTTCAACAACTGGTTTTTTTATTTCGCCATATCCCTTATCTCTTCCAGCTTGGTGCCAATCAGATTGCAGCTCCTCAAGGTGCAACAGCTTCTCACCAGCTGGCCCTTCACGGTCCTTAAGCCTCATATGAGCAAGGATATTCTGCACACCGTAGTGCGGTGACTTATAGTTGTTTTGCGGATGCCAACGGTCCTGCGGAAGATGCAGCAATAACTCACGGTAGTTACTGCCGCCAGGTAGCGTATAGCTTTCATGCTCTGCCTGATTATGCTCGTTTTCTTCATACAACGATTCACGGGCAGTCTCAAGTGCATCATGCCACGACATATTGAGTGGCTTATCTTCTTGATGGTCTCTTTCCCATATCTCTCGTGCTAACTCATGCACTTCATCTTCATCAGGCTTGTACGTCTTCAAGACGCGCTCCTGAATCTGTGGGGCCTCATGGATCTTTAGCTCTCGCAGCATCTCATCACGAGTCATCTTGGGCTTTTGCGCCATCGCTGTTAGGCCACGTTCCTCAAGCTCATCCTTCTTGACGTTAGGCTGCTTCATCAACTCATTGATAAACGCTTGACCCGGGCCTTCCTTGCGCTTGATGTTCTGCGCGGCCTGATCCACGGCTGAGTAAAGTCCACCGCCTGCCATGGCAAGCTCATAGTGCATCTGATCAAGATTAGGTTTCTTCATCGCCTGATTATCCTATGCACTTATCCAGTTCGTCTAACGCCCTCTTCTGCTCTTTGATCCAAGCGCGTAGCTCCCTAATTACTTCCTGCTCGTTGATCTCCACGCGCTCATGTAAGGCGATCTCGAACCGCAAGCGCTCGACTGTGACCTTTACGCCCTGACGGCAAATCGTATAGTCCTCAAGCTGCATAGGGATTTTCCTTGCCTCTCGAGTTATAGATTTCCGCGTCAGAAATATCTTCAGCATCAATTTCCTCCCTCGGCGGAGCGTCAATGCTAAGCCATCCAGCGTCTCTTAAATACCGCAAAGCCTGGCTCATGCAGTCCACATACTCATCGTGCATCGTACCCTCCGGAAAGGAACAGATCTCACTCACCATGCCCTCAGCCCAGTCCCTGACGAATCCAGGACGAACGCCAGACTCAGGCACCCACACACGGCCAGCTCTGATGATGTTGGCCACAATAGACAGCCGCTGCAGCTTGTCAGCCTTGCCAGGGTTATACGCCATCACAGGGATATGGGCGCGCTGAAGGTCCTGTATCAAGCTGATGCCAGCGCTCTTGTCCTCAACGAGAACCAGGTCGACTAGCTTGCGGCTCTTGCCCTCACCGAAGACGACCTCGTACTCCTCGAGGACCTTAGGGCGCAGGTCAGGGTATTGTAGGTGGGCTTTCCAGCAGTCAAGGACCATGACAGACATGCCGCCGTCCATTGGCTTGAATACGCCGAAGGTAATGGCTCCAGATGGGTCGTTGTATGTCTTGTCTGATGTGGCGCAGTCGTAGGACTGGATAATGTACTCGAGCTTAGGGAATGGCTTGTTGTTGGGCCAGAGCCTGAACCAGTCGCGCTTAACGATACCCTTGGCTTCTGGGTCAATCAGCAGGGCCAACACTTCCTGTTTGTATATGTCAGATTCAGGATCGTATTGCAGTACCTGATTCTTGAAGTTGGAAGCCAGGTTATCAATGTTGACGAAGGTGGACGCCCTAGTGATGTATACGTCATCGCCTTCCCTGTCTACTAGGTCTAGCACAACGTCTTTGGGCTTTGGCGTGGTGGATACGATGACCTTGGTACGCTTACCGAGACGCACGGCAAACTGGATCATGTCCCAGGCTTCCTGCAGGTAGTCCCATGCGGCCAGCTCGTCTAGCCAAGCTCCATGCCATTGTCCACCGCGGTAACGCTCAGGCTCACTGGCTGCGATGCCTTTGATGAACGAGCCATTGACGAGCTTAATCTCATGCAAGCTCTTATTGTAATCCGCAACTAATGATGCAGGGATCACGTTGAGCAATCCTGAGTCACCTTCAAAAATGGTTCCTCTGATGTCACCCGATGTTGGCGCAGCAACCAGCCATCTTGTACCAGGATTTTCCCACGCCCAAGCACCAAGCGCTTCAGCTGCAGCTCGAGTCTTGCCTGATCCACGACCTCCTAAGAGAAGCCAAGTCGCCCACCATTCGCCTGGTGGCTCAATCTGGTGCTTATGAGCAGTATTAAGCCATTTGATCTGCCACTTGATGTACGCCTGCTCTAATGGATCTTGCTTGCCGAAGTCTTCCGTCAGCTCATCAACATCATCCAATAGTGCGGCGACAGCAGTCATTCAGCTTGGCGCTGCAACTTGAGTGCTAACACAAGCTCTCTGAACGCTGACTTGTTTTCCTCGACCTGCAGAGGCGCGTCAGGGTCACCGGCTACTTCCATGCGTCCTAGCTTAGGAACGTGATACTCAACCACGCTCTGATACAGCTCAAACGCTTTAGCAGGGTTTGGCTTGATGTCGTGCTCTGGGTTGCCGGCAGCCACTGCGTCAAGCCACGCTGTGAGCCTATGGGCGTTCCCATCGACAAATGCTGCTATAGCAGCTCTTGCCTCAGCAGTCGCCTTGTTAGGCGCTCCCTTGGGTCTTCCTGATCCTGGATTAGCCATGAGTCACCTCACAGCCAATATTTCTAAATATTAAATTTGTCTTCATCTCTACCCCTCGCACAATATTTCAGTGCATTGATGGGGCAGAGTGTAATCCTAAGTTGTTGTATTGGGAAGAGTCTATTCCTCTTTGTCCCAATCCAACCTACGCATAATCATCTTTTTGGTTTCTTCATACGTACGTTCGATAACCTTGTCCATGAGTATATCTAGATGCATTGGGTCAAATACATATACAGCTAATGCGCCATTGCTCTTGGGATCTTTAGCTTCCAATATCACATTCACCGCAATGTGATGTTCAGCGGCCAGCTTACCCGGCATAACAAGCTCTCTTAACCTAACGACAGGATGAATAGGTTTAGCGAAACTCATTCCTCACTCCTACCAAGGATCTTCTGCTCTGCCCATATTTTGTATGACTTGAGCTTGGCTACCTCGTCCTTGAGACGTTTGTTCTCATTTGTGAGGTACTTGATACGGCTATCAGCCTGTTCGATCCATTCCTTGACCTCTGCAGGCATACCAAAGGTTTGTTCCTGCGGCTTCTTTACCGGCTTCTGTGCAGGCGACTCAGGCTTCTGAGCCTCATTAGGTTTAGCTTTTGCCATTTTCCAACTCCACTAAACGCATTTCACATGCCATGAGCCAAGCCTGTTTAGCTAGGTTATTCATGCCAGCTTCTGATACAGGTTGATCTCTACGCGCAATCATTCCCTGTAATGCAGCGCACGCGAACATGCGTAAAATCTCGTCGTCGTTCATACATCCTCCACAGTGATTTTGTAGGTGCGGCCCATATACTCAACTTCAACAACCTTCTTGTGTGATTGCAAGAAGCCTTCAGTGGGATGCAGGTCACTGGCGATCTTGCTGACAGCCATGCCAGTCTGCTTTGATAGGTTCTCTTTGATCATGGCTGCGAGGTAGTCGCAATACACTAATCCGTTAAGAGGTTTGTTGGCGTCCATCTTAGGCATAGGTTTGAAGTCCGTGAGTGGGTTGCAGGTATTGATAGTCATAGGATTTAGTTTGGGTTCCATACAATCATGTCCATTAGTAATACGATGAATGCGGCGCCGTAAATGGCGATCTCAACAAGATAAGGTTTCATACATCCTCCCAAGGGGCTTGCGCCCCTATTGTTATTTTTTAGGTGTGACACGAATATCTGCGCGGGACTCTTTGCGGAACTTGTTAAGCATCTCCTCAGTAATACCGTACTCAACACACAGCGCAGCGTAATCAACAGTGCCTTTGACCTCAAACAGTGCAACAGTAACAGAGTGCAATTCGCCTGCATGCGTGCCAAGGTCATATTTGTTGGCGATGGATGCTTTGAGGGACTTGACTTGCTCTGCAAGAGCTTTGGCTTGCTGGTCGAGCACATACAGTGCATCGATGTCGTTAGACAGTGACTCGACAGTTGCAAGAGCTTGAATCTGGGCTTGGATTTCTGTGATCATTTTCGTGTCTCCGATAAACCGGCGTCATTGCCGTAAGACAGATAATACTCTTATCACAGAGCATGTCAATAACTTTTTGTTAGATTCTTAAAATTAATTTGTTTAGTTCCACTAATATCGCCATTTCTGTAAGTAGCTGTAAACATTACGAAGCGTTTCATTTAGCGAGTCAATTTCCTCCATTTTTGCTAAACGCCACGCTGCTTTCTCTCCATGCCATCCCATCTTATTTCCTTTATGACAGCTGACACATAAGGCAACGGTCGTGTAATGCAACCCTTGTTTTATATGATGAGCTTCACTAGGGCCTTCAGTCCCGCATACACTGCAGGGCTGTGCCTTTACTAATCCTACCCATGCTTTCTCTTGTGCGTTCAATCTACCGTTCATATCAATTCCAGAGAAGTTTGTGACAATCTTTTATCTTGCAAGTCTTTGTAATCAATATTCAATTCGCATCCCAAGTACTTTCTTCCAAGATTCTGCGCTACCTGTGCAGTGGTTCCTGATCCCATAAATGGGTCTAAAACAATCCCGCCCACGGGCGCGCCAGCCAATATGCAAGGTTCAATCAAGTCAGAAGGAAATACAGCAAAGTGCGCTCCAGCATAAGGTTTAGTGGTTACAGTCCATACGCTACGTTTGTTGCGATTTTCTAATCCAACAGCTTTCATATTGCCGTTTGTTTTACCCTGCACCCTATCGCTTCCATTTTGATTTTCTATGTCCTGATTTAACCTCAATTTGGAAGAATCAGTAATAGGTTCTTTGATAGAATCATTGTCGTAATAATACTTTTGAGACTTGCTTAACAGAAAGATGTATTCGTGCGACTTTGTGCAGCGATCTTGCACACTTTCAGGCATGGGATTAGGTTTGTGCCAGATAATATCCTGCCGCAGATACCAGCCATCTGCTCTCAGCGCAAATGCCAGCATCCACGGAATGCCAATTAGGTCTTTCGGTTTGCATCCGGTATTCCCGGCATCAATCCGAACCGTATCCATTTTTTGAAACGTTGACTTCCCCGCACCGCCGCTACCCTTTATGGTACTGAAATAGCTATCCCCAATGTTAAGCCAGAGAGTGCCGTCATCTTCCAATACGTCCCATACGCATCGAAAGACCTCTACCATCGCTTGTATATATTTTTCTGGCGTTTCCTCTAGCCCTATCTGACCTTCATGACCGTAATCTCTTAATCCGTAATACGGCGGGCTAGTTACGCAGGTTTGCGCCTTGATGCCTTGTTCCTTCCAGCGTCGCATTATTTCTCTGCAATCTCCAAATTCGATGGTATTCATACCACCGCCCTATCCATAGCCCTGTTCGAAGCCTCTGTAGACCTCCACACATCGATCCTAGCTTGGGCAGATACCAAACCCCATCTGAGTGCTTCCTCCTGCTCTGTGGCCGTCTGAAGCGCTCCTAATAGCTCTACATACACAGGATCTGAGTATGCCTCGATCTCAGCGCTTGCAGCTGTCTTTGCGCGGCCATCTGCCATTGCCGCTTTCATCAGCATAGCTTTCTGGCTTTTGCGGAACTCTTCTAGGTAAACACGGTGAGCTTTAGCCTCTGCATACTTTGCGCCGTGGGTGTATAGGTAATCCACTGCATCGTTGATGTCTTTTTGGCTCATTTTTTAGGGTCCCTCTCCTTTGCCGTGAGGTCTTGCACCCTACGCAGACAAACATCCTGATCAAACTGAATGCTAAGAAGCTCTTTGTTCAACGATTGGATCTCATTGCTTTGTATAAGGTTGTACGATGCCGAGAAAAATAATAGGCCAGATGCTGCGCCAAGTAAGAACCATCCAATGTTATGTCTCATATCTGTCTCCCTGTAATTGCAATTAATGCCGCATCGGCTAAAGCTTGCCCTTTACCTTTTTTGTGTAGATCTTTCCATTGTGGCCACATATGAATAGCCTTTGCGCGTGACGCGTCCTTACCCATACCAGTAATGCCTGCATCTTTCTTCCACTGCTGCGGTGTAGTCAGGCACAATGGCTTACCAAGGGCTGCAATAATTCCAGTGACGGTTCCCGCGGCATGGCCAAACGAGAACATGCTAGTGACACCCTGTCCAGGCATCGCTCCCACCTGCTCCATGAACGCGCAATCAATCTCCATCTTGCGTATCCAATCAGCCAACTCAAAGCCATTCACGCGCTTTGACTTGCCGACCTGATACACAGGCATATGCAGCCATTCAACAGGGTTTCCATCCTCAAGGACCACAAGAGCACCAGTAATGCCAGGATCAATGCCAAGCCGTTTCATGCTGTCGCTCCATTTTTTGTTGTTCAAACTCTTCAAGATCATCTAAAAACCGATCTTTGAGTATTTCCAACGCTTTCATGGCTAAATCTTCATCACCGTAATACATCACACGTATCAAGTCCCCTGTACGCAATCTGTTTAATATCTTGGATACAGCTCCAATTTGATTGGGCAATAGGGCGCCGCTTTGCTGTACCCACAGCCAGTTAGCAAAAAAATCAGCTTCATCAGTCATGTTAGTCTCCATTTAACCCACTCAAGGTGGTATACAGACTATAACAGGAAATTAGAGGATAGTGATAGTAGAATTTTCGCGATCAATCTGTAATTCCCCGTGAGTGACTACGTTCCAGTCATTACCATTAGGATCAATTTCTGTATGGCTTCTTCTTTTGATTACTACATGCTTACAGAGATATTCTTTGTTGTTTTCATCAAATACACGCCATTTATGAAGTTCGGTGCCTCGCCCTGGCTGTCCGGCTGATTTGTTATACCTAATCCTGAATTTCATATGATCTCCACATTTGGCTCTTCTTTAGGCGGCGCCTGCATGACACCTAGATTCATGTGCACAAATTTAAATGGTTCGTGACTTTCATTGCGACTAAACGAATGCGGTAACCACGCATTGGTGAACATCAACAATCCTTCTTTTGGCGTAAAAGTAATTGGATTTGTGGCCATGTTGATGTTTTCAATATTCTCGGGATACAAGCTAGATATAACTTTAGCTGGCCTAGGATCGTGCGTTACTAACTTGTTCGAATTCTCAGGCACACTCAAAAAATAGAATGCACTAATCTGCGCTCCATATGGATGGACGTGTGTGTCCATGCTAGATGTGTGTCGATGTTCTTGCGTCCACATCTCCGTAAAGAAAGTCACAAGATTTCCCATTGCAAAGCCTTGCGATGACAAAATATTCCAAGCGGTCTGTACAACATATTGAGAAAAATAGGCCATGTCAGGCTCATGGGAATATGTGCTGGTCATAACAACAGTTTTATTGTGATGCTCAGGATCTTGAGCCTTAGCCATATCAAGATACTTCTCAGATACAGACCTAACTGCTTCAAGGAATTCAGGTTTATCTATGGCGTAAATGATTGTCGGGTAATAGACCATCTCTTCCAATTTATCCATGTCACTCTCCAGTTGGGATCTGGATAGTCTAACAGGAAATTATTGTCTAGATATGAATATTGATTACTTCCACCCCACGGCCCCCCTACCCCCATTGCAAGGAGGAGACCGTGGGTTCCACCCGTCTCAAGGACGCTCTCACCATGTTGTTCATCACAACCCCGCGCCGTGAGATTTAGGCCAGCGCATCGGATTTATTCGGGAATTGCACCCTAGCTTTCGCATGCCGATTAAGTCTTTTCTTCCACGC